AAAGAAAAGAGGGCTGGACAGTCCTCTTGCCTTTGCGGGCCTCGTTGTCCGCGCTTCGATGGTATTAGAATACCACATTCTTCAAGCTGGCGCTTCTGCGCTATCTGACATTCTTACAACACCCCGTAAAGAAGGGTAGAGAGGTGGCTCACTGCTCGGTTGCGCCTCTTGTAATAAGCATCCTTCTCTATTCCAAAATGATCGCAGATGTCAGTGTAGGAAAGCTCATCAAGGTAAACACCTTCGAGGATATACTGTTCGTCCTCGTTGAGCTGTTTCCATGCTGGTTCGAACCAGGACATATATTCCACGGCCTGCCGATAGCGCTCTTTCAGGATGTCAATCTCCTCGATGGTGTTGGCCATCTTGTCCTCACCTGAGTGAACGTTGCCGTTCCTCACATGGTCATCATACTTCGGGATGCCAATGGACGTGGCCTTGTCGGTAACTCTCTTAATCTCATCACTGGTATTCTCAATGATGAATTTCATAGAGTCATAATCCTTTAACACCTTGATGGTGGCATCCCGCTTATCCAGGTAATTCCAGCCTACTATTCTTGATCTCCTCCTTTAGTCGGTCCAGCAGATAATGCGGATCGAGATCGGTTAGTTTTGCATACCACTCTCCAAAGAAAAACCGCTCAAGTTTTTTCACCTCCTCCTGAGCGGATTCGCTATCAGGCCGACGAAGGACACGCCGGTATGCCTTTGCGTAATCCTTCACCGCGCTGATTATGATGGCATTAGCCAGGTTCTCCCAGTTATCCTGTAGATACGTCATTTCTTACACCCAAGAGCCCAGAACTGTGTGTCGTCAAGCCGCCCCTTCCCGGTTCCAAAGTTATATGTTTTAGCAATGACCACAGCAAAAGCGCCGTCAGCAGACTGATTGGAGGCCTTGTTGCACCGTGCCTCGTCTCGGAGCTGTTTCAGATCCTTCAATGCCAGCTTCTTTACGAAGCGGGAGCGGAGGTACTGATCTCCAAACTTCTCCAGGAAGAGAATAACCCCGCCAATCATATTAGCGGAGAGACTATCCTGCTTGCCGTTCCACGTCTCTTTGATCAAGGAAAGTGCCTCGATATACAGTTTCGACCCAAACGTCTCAAACAGATTCCTCGCCTTATCAATAGCCCAGATCGTACCGTCCTTCTTTTCATTGATGCTCAGGTCGAAGCCGCCTTCCTTGGTAGCCTCAACCAAATCCAAGGTAGGTTCATTCTTCCCTTTGATAAGGGCATTCATCTCATAGCGAACGGGAACTTTCGTAACCGTGCCGTACTGCCTGGCGAACAGCACGCATTCCTCCTCATATGTCAGGTTTTCATAAACCCTGCACTCAACAAGGAAGGTACCCTGCCCCGCATTGATCTGCTTCAATGCGGTAAACGAATGGCTACCATCGAAAACCCAGTATTTACCGTTCCTATGGCTCACCTTGATGGGGTTAAGCACAGCCCGATTGAAGTTATCCACGATCTCCTGAACATGGTCCGGGCGAATACACCTCTGGTAGTCTTTGGGGATCACTATCTGATCACTCGGGATAAGCCTCATCTCTGCATAGGCATGGTCGTTAATCCAAACACGGTACATACGATTCTTACTCATGATCTTTTTTCTCCTCCTTCAAGTATTTCTTTTTCAGGGCATTTGCCTGTCGGGTCGCATTCCTGATCATGTTCTCGACATTCTTCATGTTCTCGGGGGTACGCATTCCAGGCGAAAATTGCTGGAAGGCATTCTCCAGGCTGACAATGAAATTGTGAAACACATCATCGAATAGCCGCTCCACCATTGGGAATGATTCCGGATTGTCCTCCATTGGAGTCTCGACATGCACGTAGTGAGCGCCCACCTTTTCAATCCCACGGAGATCTCCGATATCCCCTATGAAGGGATTGGCATTCGGATCATAGTCGCGCAGCTCGTCAATGTCAGTATCCTTTTTCTTCTTCGCGGGGGCTTTGCCGGTCATAATCCTATAAGCGGCCGAAATCTTCATATCATTTCCACTTCGAAGTTTCTCAAGGAGCTGATCATCAGCTTGATCATGAAGGCGGATAGCCATTCGCATGATATCATGTGATACCCCAGCCATTTGACCTAACAAAAAATCAGTGCGTCGTTTGGTGGGGTCCTCGCCTAAATTTAGGCGAGGGTCAAGATTATGGCCAGAAAGCACCCTCTTGAGCGCCTCTGATTCCAAATCCTCTTTAAAGCTCATGACCATCTCACACTTCTGAAAGTCCGTGGGCTCGCGAGTATTCTTTAGATTGCTCCAAACCCAGATTCGTGCTTCTGCCAGAGAATCAAATTGATGCTCAACCGTATCAAACGGTATCCCATGCTTCTGGCAGATTTCATAGCGATTATGCCCGTCCACGATTGTTCCGTTCCAAACGACGATTGGCTGGATACAGCCGTTCTGAAGAATATCAGCCTCCAGAGCCTCGTACTTCTCCTTTGAAAGGGGGATCAGCACATCCCTCAATTTAGGTTCTACTTTCAGGGTCACTCTTTTCACCTCCATCTTTAAGCGTCGCCCTAATCTCGGCCATCAGCGTGGCATATCCGTCGATAACGTAAAAACGGCCACGCCTCATGTTTATCAGCATGGCCATAGCCTGTTCTTTTGTCACTTTATCTCCTTTCTGCCCTAGGTGGGGCTGTTCTCATTTTCCGCCCCTCGGTGGGGCAATCACTCCAACTGTGCCTTAACTGCATCTATCAGGCTGCTCTGCGTGACCTCCTTTCTCTGAAGCGCCTTTATTATTCGTTCGTCGATTGTCCCTTTGCAAACTATGTGTTCTACCACTACGGTTCTACTCACTTGTCCCTGTCTCCACAGTCGCGCATTAGTCTGGATATAGAGTTCCAAACTCCACGTCAGTCCAAACCAGATCAGGGTGGAACCGCCTGCCTGTAGGTTCAGGCCGTGGCCGGCTGATGCTGGATGAATCAGCCCCACCTGCACACGTTTCACATTCCACTGGTGAATAGATTCCTCGGTGTCGATGCGGCGGTAGCGGATGCCGATTTCACGAAGTCGCTCCTCAATCCTCTTCAAATCATGCTTGTACCAGTACGCGACCAGCACCGGCTTCCCATTCTGTGCTTCGATCAGGTCTTCCAAGGCGTCGAGCTTTCGGGAGTGGACTTCTATGATGTTGCCGTCATCGTCATACACCGCTCCGTTCGCCATCTGGGTCAGTTTCCCTGAGAGGGCCGCCGCATTCGCAGCCGTGATCTCCCCATCCTTAAGATTGAGAACCATCTCCTTTTTGAGACGGGAATACGTTTCTTGCTCCTTCGGCGACATCCGCACCTCGTAGGGGACGCTGACCAGCTCCGGCATAACGAGATGATCGGTACAGCGCATGCTGATTGTGATGTCCGCTATTCGCCTGTAGATCCGCTCCTCCGCCCCCGGCAACGGAGCATAACTGAACACCACCTGTCCATTGGTCTTCTCGGGTCGGAAGAACTCTTGCCTGTAGCGAGTGATGAAACGACCTAGTCGCTCTCCCAGATCCAGGAGACGGTATTCCGCCCAGAGGTCCATGAGGCCGTTACTGCTGGGAGTACCCGTGAGGCCCACTACCCGCCTCACAAGGCTCCGAACCTTCAGCAGGGCCTTGAAGCGTTTGGCTTGGGGATTTTTGAACGAGCTGAGCTCATCCAGCACAAGCATATCCCACTTCCACTCGCCGCCGTATTCCTCCACCAGCCAAGGGACGACATCCCGGTTGATCACGTAAAGGTCTGCTTCCTGGTTCAGGGCGTAACGACGCTCCGAAGCTGTGCCGACGGCGATAGAGTAACGTAGCCCTTGAAGGTGCGACCACTTTCCCAACTCCTCCACCCAAACCTGGGCAACGCGAATGGGACAGATAACAAGGACATGTCCCACCTCAAATCGCTCGCGAAGCAGCTCCTCGATCGCCGTCAGCGTGATGATGGTCTTCCCGCAGCCGCAATCCAGGAGGATAGCAGACGCTGGATGCTCGACAATGAAATCCGCGGCAAACCGCTGATACTCATGGAGATCATCCCGGCTTAGCATGATCATCGCCTCCTTCCCGCACACTCATCCTGCTGTGGCTATGCTCGGCGACTGCGCTGCCGCTTCGCTCGGTGACCGCTGTTGGGCTCTGCCGGGTCGTGCCCAGTGTGTGCTGCTCAATCTCATCAAGGACGGCGTCCACCTTTGTGGGATCATCCAGCACAGCAACATAGCATCCCATCTTGCGCAGCTGCCTATGGCGGGCCACCTGCAACGGTCGGGCCCTTTGTCCGGGTACCTTCACCTCCACGAAGCCCATGGCTCCGCCAGGCAGCAACACCAACCTATCCGG